TATTCACCTTGCAGGACATTACCAATGACTAAAAATTACGATGACTCCAAATGGAGAGAGGAATTCAAAGCATACACAAGTGACTCAAGAGAACTTGAGTTGCTAGAAAATGGACCTAAGAGTCTTGCTCAGTCATGGCGTATGCAAGCAATGTATGGTAAGTGGAAAAAGATTATGGGTTATAAAGATCCTGAACCACCAGATGTTTCATCATCGATGAAAGAATTCTTTGAAAAAACTAAAGACCAAGGTATCTAAACATGATTGACTTAAAACTAATACGCTTAATAACTGGCGAAGAGATTATTGCTGAAGTTGTAGATTGGAGTAATGGTATTCTGACTGTTAAGAATGGTCTAACTGTAATTCCACATGCGGATCAGGTAGGGTTTGCTCCATGGGCAACTGTTATTGATCCAGAATTTCCTGAGATTGCTTTGGATATGAAACATGTTATTTACTCTGTTGCAGTTGCACCTCAGGTAGTTGAGCAGTATAATAAAATCTTTGGTAGTAATATTATTACCCCTGATAAGCAACTAATCGTGTGAAAACCCCTGAAGATTATTTCTTAATTGGTTTGATACTCCTTGACGAGTTTATAAAAAGAACTTTGATGGGATTGTATTACACTTGGCAGAAATATGATTATTGGAGTCACAATCGTAAAGTGGCAAAGGCAGCGAGAGATGCCGAATTGAATCCTCCTACACTACCTTATCATGAAGTCCCTGAAAACACCCCTTAGATATCCTGGTGGTAAGTCTCGTGCTATTAAAAAGATGGCACAGTTCTTACCAGACATGAGTAAGTACAAAGAGTATAGAGAACCTTTTCTTGGAGGTGGATCTGTTGCTCTTCATATGACACAGACATATCCCCACCTAGAGGTATGGGTCAATGATCTATATGAACCTCTAGTAAATTTTTGGCAACAACTACAGGATGAAGCAAATGAAATTACGACCAGGCTCAAAACATTTAAAACAGCGTATCCCACCCCAGATAGAGCAAGAGAACTTTTTATCGAAAGTAAAGAACTCGTTAACGATCAAAAACAATCCGACATTACTCGTGCCGTTAGTTTTTATGTTGTTAACAAGTGCTCTTTTTCTGGTCTCACTGAGTCCTCATCCTTTTCGTCCCAAGCATCAGACTCCAACTTCAGTTTACGAGGCATAGAAAAGTTACCAGAGTATTCTGAGATAATACAGAACTGGGTTATAACTAATCTAACTTATGAAAGAATGTCTTGTGATGAGAAAGATGTATTCACTTATCTTGATCCTCCTTATGAGATAAAATCTTCTTTATATGGTAAGAAGGGTGGTATGCATAAAGGATTCGATCATGATGCCTTTGCTGAAGAATGTGATAGACATACTAATCATATGATGATATCATATAATTCTTCCCAGTTAATAAGAGATCGTTTTAAAGAATGGACACCTAGTGAATTTGATCATACTTATACTATGAGATCAGTAGGTGATTACATGAAAGAACAACAGGAACGTAAAGAACTCGTTTTAACTAACTATGCCATATGATGATCGTTATCCTCTTAAGGATTATTTGAACACTATTAATTTAACAAAGAAGAACCTCATGGAGGATGAAGATCCTGCTTGGGAAAAGAATTATACTCCTTTTGTAATCAATAAGTGTATGTCTCATCACATCGATACTGTGATGTATGCAAATGAGATGAATCAATATCCTAACTTAGATAAGAAACTTCAGTACGATTTCTTTATAAATACCGTCAGATCCCGAAAGAGATTTTCTCCTTGGGGTAAGAAGCAAACGGTGAAAGATCTTGACCTTGTGAAAAAATACTATGGATATAGTAGTGATAAAGCAATTCAAGCCTTAAGGATCTTAACTCCAAAACAACTAGATTACATTAAAGATAAACTAAATAAAGGAGGTAAGAAACTATGAGAGGACGAACCGATGACAAGTGATAAAAAGATAGAGGCATATGCTAAGAATAATGCAGAAGAGAATGGAGCTGTTCTTTCTGCGGATGATTTAAAGAGCACAATTGATGCCTTAAAGGAGATGACTCCAGAACAACTTAGCTATCTCACAAGAAATACTGCGGAACCAAGTTAACTACATCACAATAAAAACTGAATAAATGAGGTGATAAATTATGAGCGAACAACCTAAAGAAGTTCAATGGACAAAGAATGATATGGTGGAGGTGAACTTAAAGGAACCTGATGATTTCCTTAAAGTTCGTGAGACTCTTACACGTATTGGAGTTGCTTCCAGAAAAGAAAAGAAATTATTTCAATCATGCCACATCCTTCATAAGAAGGGACAGTATTACATAGTACATTTCAAGGAACTCTTTGCCCTTGATGGTAAGAAAGCAAACTTATCTGAGAATGATGTTCAACGTCGAAATCGTATCATCAAACTTTTATCTGACTGGGGTTTAGTAGAGATTGTAAAAGAAGATTCTGTCACAAACGTTGCACCCCTAAGTCAAATCAAAGTTATTGCATATAAAGAAAAGGGTGAGTGGACTCTTGAATCTAAATATAACATCGGAAAAAAACGGCAAGTTCCAGAATCCTAAATAGAGCTGCCACGTTCTGATAATATATGACTGACGATATAAAAGAAGAGGTTGAGGTTAAGGAAGAGAAGAAAAAAGGAATCTTTGGTAAAGCTAAAGATGCTCTTCTTCCAGACCCTGATGAGCAAGCTGCTATCATTAGTACATTTGTTCGCATTACCGTTCTTGCCTGGTCGGGCGGAATTTTGACTTTGAACTACGTCGCCATCCCAGGTGTACCACAGCAGAAAATCGATCCAACATTTATAGCTTCGGTTTTTACTGGGGTTTTAGCTAGCTTCGGAATTCAGACAGCTAGTAAGAAAGGTGACGGTACTATGAAGATGGATAAGAACGGCAATGCTACCAATGGTAATGGTGGAGCACCTCCTGTTACTGCTCAAGATATTGAAGCTATCTTAGCAAAAGCACCTGCTGGTCCTGTTCAAACTATTCGTATTGAGCAAGCACCTCTTAAGATTACTACTGATGACAAACCTTACAAACTATAACCATGCAAAAAATAATTAATGTACTCGCTATTGCGTCTACTGTTGTATCTGTTGCCGTTGTTGGCACTGGTGCTTACGTTTACGTTAATAAAGATGCCATCATAGAAGACATAAAAGAAAAAGCACTTGGAGGACTAGGTGCAGGACTAGCTGGTGGTGCTCTTACAGGAGACATAGGATTGCCTATAGGCGATAGTGCAGGTACTTCTAGTATGGGACTTCCTGTTCCAGGATCACCGTTCTAATGGATCTCCAGAAAATAGCATCAACTGGTACAGCAATTGCTGTAGTCGGAACTGGTGCTGTTGTTGGAGGTAACACAGTTATCGATCAACAAACTGGTGGACCTCAGAAGAGAGAATCAGCAAAGGTAGAAATGATAAGACAGATAGTTGCAGAGGAAGTATATCTGCAACTACTTAATGCTTGGCCAACAACCAGTGGTCCTGTTAAGGGATTGAAAGTTCCTAATAAAGATTACAAGACACAGTTGCCTCCAAAATAAAGTGGACACTTACTTATGGATCCTATTCGTGACATACCTAATATTACTACTGGTGGATTTGGTATTCCTAACATCAATGTTCGGCAACACTCCATTAATATTGGAGGTATTTGGGTAAGGAAACCTGCAGTAAGAGAGATAGGAATTAATAATATAGCTGATAGAAGTTGGATGATGAATGCTCCAACTGCTATAGCACCAGATGTTCCTGTTACTGAAATTATAGGAACTCCTATAGTTAATATGCCTGGTTGTGTCAAGGTTAATAAGGAGAATGCAAAGAATCCAACCAACAAGAATAAGATGTTGGTCAATGATGACCCTAAACAGAATGTAGTTCTGTGTGATGCTGGTATGCCATACTATGAGCCACCTAATTATGACTACAGGGAACTTACTTGGCAGACAATTAACACAAATGAAGAGGAAGTTGATGAAGGTGTTGATGTTGATGAACCACCTGCACCAGATTTAGACACTCCAGAACCTCCTGTAACACCTCCTACAGGAAGTACGGAAATAGAATGCCCTGAACCTAATGCACAGAGGATTGGAGACCTATCTCAGAGTGGTAAGGAGAGAGTTAAAGGATATAAGTTAAGTGTCGATAAAAAAGTTTGCATAAAAGAATGGGAGGATGTTCCTTTTGTGGACGCATACCTCCCAAGTGCTAGTATTGTAACAACTACTGCGGGGATTGCGGCGGTTGCGACCACGAGTGCCCTACTTGCCAAACCCCTAGCAGATCTGCTCCTGAAGGTCGTGAAGCCAGTGATAAAGAAGGTGATAACGAAGGTGAAGGGGATGTTAGGGAAGAAACCTCCTGTTCTATCTCTACGGGAACGACTTCTGAAGCAGAGGGAAGCGAACGCTGCTCTGAAGGCTGCTCGGAAGTTGAAGGGGGGGTAAATTTAAGTTCTGGTAATTGGTGCTCGTGGGGTAGTATCTTTCCACCTGGAGTCGTTACTACTACATCAGCACATACTGCATAGTAAGGTGACTTAGGATGGAACATGATACCAGCCTTCATCAATTCACCACAATTTTTAAGTCTTGCGATTTCGAAGTCTAATCTTTTGTTAGCAGTCAACTGAGTTTGCATTACTATTTGAGCATTAGCTGCCTCATGACATTGCTTTTGGAATTTTCTATTCAGTGGTATTGATAGTGTTGCAGATAGACCAGCATTAAAGGACTGGTTTGCTTTCATATCAGTACGGATAGGTTTCATCCATGTAGGTGTCATAGTACCACCACTACCTACTATATCAGGTACACCATCTGCACCATCAACGTCTATTTCTATTTGTATATCTTCTCCATCAGGGAACCATCTAGTTCCATCTGCTTTAGTACGAGTATCATACCATTCTTCCCAAGGATAGTTCTTTACAGTGACTGTTTGTTTAGTTGTCTTTCCTGAGACATCAGTCATATTGTACTGTGGCTCATCATAGAAGTCCTCCCAAGGATCCTTCCTACTATCAGCGAACTGAATGTATGGAGTGAGGTTAAACGTACTACCTTGACATGACACACCACCACCGTAGGTGTTAGTCACGTATGGACCTTGTAAAACTTGTATTGCCTGGTTAGTTACTGAGCCAGAACTATTAGCGATAGGATTAGCAGTTGCCGATACACCACCAACACCTTCTGCTAAGGCTTTCATTGGTAGTAATGAATTAACTATGAGACCCGTTGCTATTACTGGGTAAAGGTACTTGTTGTGTCTGTTACCGATTGTATGCTTGTTACTCTTTGTATTATTGTTTGGTTGGTTAGCCCTGGACCTTGATAACTCTGTACGAATTGAAACGCCTCGCCTGGAGTTGTTATTGTGAAGGTTGGAGACGTTGAGAAGTCCAATGAGTCGTAGGAACTTGTCACGTTTCCTGTTATGGATGCTCCTCCTGTTCCCGTTGCCGAGCCCACGCTTGGTGTCACTGTCACTGTTGATGTATTCACGTTGGGGTTGAGTGCGTCTCCGTCTGCCGAAATGCCTACCCCACTCACTGTGTATTCCCATCCTGTCCTATAATCAATTGAGTTTATCGTCTCCGTGACTGTGCTTTCAGTCTCGGTATGGCTCGTCATCGAACCCTGTTGGAAGTTTGGGACCACAGGGACCGCCAGGACAGGTACAGCACTTACAAGTGCAGTTCCCGCAGCGATCACATATGGGACAATCTTCTTCTTCATTATGTATCACTCCTAGCGTATGGTCACTTCTGTGACAAACTGTCCCGTAGCCGAAGTTCCAGATCCACCAGCTGTTAAAGTCATAGCACCTGACGACAATATAGTTCCAGCCAACGATCCAGCAGTTCCTGGTCCTGTCGATACTATGTTGGAGTAACCTTGCACATCACCTACATCAGCAGCAGTAGTGACTATACTGTCACCTAACGACACTGATTGTGTAAATGAGTATGCCTGACCTTGAGTTGTCTGTGCTGCATCAGGTAGAGCAAATGTTGCTGCACCAGAAGTTGCCACAGATTGAATGCCACCTAGATCACTAGTAGCACTACCACCTGAAGGAGTAATAGTTGTAGATACACCAGACCCACTGGTGCTGTATGAATTAGCTGCTCTTGAAACCTGTGTGTAACCAGCATCTACTTGCAGTTGAGTTGAACTACTAAGTCTATGTGTAAGGTCGGCTTTCGCAGGGGACACAGCAATACCACTCATCATAAGCATAATAATAGGTAGTAATTTCTTCATTCTTTTTGACACTGTTACCTGAAACTATATAGGTGTTTATAACCCCCC